AAAATTTCAATGTCTGAATTTCATCTTCACTTAACATTCTTACTTTGCCTTTTATCTTTGCCTTTTTATCTTCGCTTTCAGAATATAGGTTATTTATATCAATATTTTTATTTTGTGCTTTATTGTAATCTAATTCTGACTCTACAAGTTTTTTAGTGGTTTCTTTTATTTTGTCCTGCAAACCTAAAAATATTGCTCTTTTCATTAATGCGTCTGTCAATTTAGCTTCTGCTATTGCCGTATTTCCAGCTAATATTTCTTCTTTTGACAAATTGCCTAAATAATCAGGATACCTTTTTTGCAGTTCGTCAACTGCCTTTATCCTTTCTTCATTTGATAATTTTAAATTTCTTGCAGTTGACAATAATAGATTTGCTCTTGTCAACTCATCGTTAGCATAGTTAATTTGTTGGTCTCTTACCTTTTTTTCTACTTCATTTTTTTCTTCAAGTGCCTTTTTTTCGGCTTCTATTGCTCTTTTTTTGCTTTCAGTTTTAAATAAAAACTCGCCTATTTCTTTTCCGTAAACCGTTAATAAAGTTATACCAACACTTAAAGCAGTTCCCCAACCGAAAAACGCACCAGCTAATTGTGATAATACGCTTTTTGTTGGCTGTCCTTGCGCTTGTAGTTCCTTGTTTTGGCGTATAACTTGACCCATTGCATCAAAGAATATAGGTATATTGTTTGATAAAGCCATAAAACCAGTTTGTACAGAATAAGTAAACGCTGGCATTTCTCTTGTTAATTGTTGTATAGAGTTAGATAGAGGATTGAAGCCACTACCCATAGCACTTGCATAGTTTCCTACATTGCGTTGATATTTCCCCATTGTGGCATCAACACTTTTTAAAACTTGGTCGTATTTTGTTATTTTTTGGCTTAAAAAGTCCATACGTTTTGCTTCATCGTCTGAAATTTTAACGCCAATTGCTTTTTTAGCTGCGAGGTCTGAATACTCTTTATTTAATAAATTTAACTTTGCTTGGATTTTTGTGTAAACATTCGCACTTGACTCTAATTTAGCCTTTTCACGCTCATACGCTTTTGCCTCTCGCTCTATTACCTTTGTATTTTCGTCAACTGCTTTTGTATTATTTTTTTTCGCCTCCGTTAATTTTTTTAACTGCGCTTCAAGTTCCTTTTGCTTTTGTGCAAGTTCCTCATACGCTTTTATGGCATTTTTTAACTCGGTAGGATTGCCCGCTTGTCGACCACCGTAAAAATCAACTGAAGTCTTTGACATTTCAATGATTAGTTTATGGTGTTTTTCAAGTTCCGTATAAACCTTTTTTAAGTCGGCTTCAACTTGAGGTGCGTAAATAGATTTAATTTCTGCCATGATATTATTTATTTTTTAGTTTGCTTTTCTAATTCTGTATTCTTTTTAATCAATTGTTGGCGTAATGTGAAATACTTATAAACGCTCATTTCTTTGCTATTAATCGCATATCCCATTCCTAAGCCTAATTCAATTATAACTTTGTCCTTTTCAATATCTGATTTCTCATTTTTATTTCCTTTTCCAACTCTTTTTTTATGCTTTGAATATCATTTAAGATATTTGCCAAACTATCTTTTATAGTTGTCAATTGCTTAAACAACTCGGTGTTGACATCTATTTTGTAATGCCACTTTCGCAATTGGTTAACCAAATCTTCGAGGGTTGACATTCCCGCTGGCATGGTTTCAATTGCTGTAATTAATCTCATGCAATCGTTGTATTTTAACTCTAATTTATAAAGTTTGTGGATATTCTCAAACCTTTTAATGACTTGATAATCTTTAGTAATTGATAATATTTCTCCATAAACATTTTCAATAGCTTTGTCAATGTCTAACGGCTCATTAAACGGATATTTAACCTCATAAAAATTTGAAAACCATTTATTGTCGTTGGTTTCTAAATATTGCTCATAGTTGTATAAAGGCATTTGCCTTGCGCTCAAATACGGCTTTATATGTGTACCAAATATTTTACTTTTTATAGTTTTGATAAGATCCATTTGTCTATGTGTTTTTTGATTATTTGCTCATCTAAATATTTATGATTTATTGGTTGTAAGCCAAAAATGTCTTTTCCGTATTTTGCCATTAATTTTGGCGTTTTGTCATCTGTTGAATAAATTCTAACTAAATAACTTGCTTTTTGATAATCAACTTCAAAAGCATTAAAAAAATCCCCCGTATCATTTAACGTCGTTCGGTCAAATGGTTGTCTTTTTAACCTTTTTTTTTGTTTGGTAAAATTTGTATAAGGTAGTAGTTTTTTACCGTTTGCATCTTCGCCTTTAAAATACAATTGTTGTTCTCTATTCAAATCTGCTATTTGTTCAGCATTTGACTTTACCACATTTTCTAATTGTGTTGGCAAATTATCAATTACAGATTTTAAACGCTCTAAATACTTGTCTATTGTCATTTTAATAAAAAACCCCCTCAATTAGTGAGAGGGTTTAAGTTTAATTTAATTCTAATTGGTTACACCAACGCTACAAACTCGCTAGACCCTTTATAGCCATTTTCGCTTATAAATTGTGGGTTTACAATTGTCTTAACTACATCAGCAGTTGCAAAAGTTCCCGCTGTTCTTGTAAATGTGTAAAGACTGCCCGAAGCTGTAAATGTTCCTGGCACGTTTGAACCGTTTACATCTACACTCATAGCCCCTAAGCCTAAGCCTGAAACTAATGCTTGGTCAGATAATTGTTTTACGTTAAAAGTAAAGAAAGCATCACTATTAATTGAAGCACTTGTTGGCACAGGTACAACCTCAGCTAATGAGTTAACTTGGTTTAATGGACTGAAATTCATTTGACCAATTTGTATTGCTACCAACTCAGTATCAAACTGCTCTCTGTCTAATTGAAATTGAACCATAAAGTCACCGCCCTCAGTTCCTGATAAACCTTTATAGGCTTCTACATGAAAAAATGGAGCATTTAAACCGCCTACCAAATCAGCTTTTGATTTTGAAGCCCATAAAGTGCCTTTCTCATCAACTAAAAAAACAGAATGTTTAGTTCTTTTTTCTAAACTTAGCATTGCCTGATAATTTTGTGTACCGCCCTCAAAAGTTAAATCTATTTGAAGTGGGTTTTTACCGATTAAGGCTTTTTCACCGCCTGAATAGGTTTTAGTTCTATTTGCTTCCGTTGTGTAGGCTACACCTTTAACGCCATTTTGAGGCACTAAATTTAAAGCCACTATTTCAGCCTGAACGCTTGCTAATAGTAATTCGCTTGCGCTTTGCATTCCACTTGGGAACTTATACCCATAAGGCGCAAACCATACCGCCTTAATTTCTTTTATATCCAACTCGCAGTAATTACCGCCTGTTGATATAATGTTCGCCTGAGAGCAAGCTCCCTTATTTGTTAATAAATGTAACATAATCTTGTAATTGTTTTGGGATTGTTTTTAAATACATTTTTGCACCCGCCTTTGTGTCAAAGTAATTTCTTACAAATATCACGTTTGGCTGTTGTGCTGTTTTTTTTGCCTTTTTATCCATTGCACTTGGTTTTTATAATTAACTGAAACTCCAAACTTAAGGCGTCAACGTAAACAAGTGGCGTTTCGCTTTGGTCATTTATTCCATAATTTGGAAACGTATTTTCTCGGCTTTTACCTACGTAATCTACATTTTTTGCCAATTGCAACTTGCTTAAAACATCAACGGCTAACTTGTTTAAAACGGTTGAGTAATTGTATAAATTTCGCTCTTCGTTGTACAAATCAACACTTGTTGAAGTCATTAATATTAAATTGCAATTTAAATCAAACTTGTTTAAATCGTTGTCATCTCTTTCGTAATCGCCCATATTATACCAAATCAATGGAAATTGATTTTGCGTATTTCTGTTTTTTGCTATAAACCTTTCAAGTTCGTGCTTATCACCGTAACCAAATCGAACGCTTTTCGTTTCGCTGGCTTTCAGTTCTTTATAAGAGTTGTAACCCGCATACGTTATCGTCATGGGTTGTAATATCTCTTTAAGTAAACTCGAAATTATCATATATCAAAAGAGTTTTTGTATTCCTTATACTCATTATCAAAGTTAACGTTTTCGTAAACATCGCTATGGTCTTTTAAGTATTCGCTTAATGTTACATAGTCAGTTTTTTCGCTTCCGTAATAATCAATAAATGGCACATCGTTAATTAAATAAACCTGTTTGAAAAATCTTTCGTCATGAAGTTGTTTTACTATTTCGTTGTAGGCTTCAACAAGGTTTTGGCTCGGCACTGACTGAATACTATTCTTTGTTGTAATGGTTGCTTTGCCGTTGTTACTAAACAAATCAGCTATCAACTTACAATAAACAATATTCGTTAAGATTGACATTTTTACGCTTCCACGTAAATATAAAAGCCCCTCCCATCGATACGTTTTGCCATCCTTTGTATAAGTTTTGCCATTAACAAAATCCAACCATTTCTGAGGGGCATTAACTGATAATACCCCATTTGAAATGTTTGAGTTTAATTGCGTAAAGTCCGCCAAACCTAATAAATTCTGTAAAAAATCAATGACATATATAGAAATGTAATCATTCAACTTGTCCTCTGACTTATTATTGTCATCGTACAAACCTATGATTTCTAATTTATTTCTGAAATATGTTTTATTGATTAAATACATTGTTTATTTTTTTGATTTAGGTTTTTCTACAAATAATTCAGCAACCTGTAAATCGTTTACAAATATTGAAAATAAACTTTTGCTTACTTTCATTTTGTCTCCAATTTTCTTATTACTAAATTCTTTTATGAATACAATTTCCATCACATTAAGTCGCTAAAGTTGCCAACGCTGTATTGATATTTGTACATTTCAAGAAGCCTGTTTTGTCTACATTTCTAATTAAGAAAAGTATTCTAACTCTCGCTTTAAGAGTTTTTAAATCACTTGTAAATTGTGCATTTACTAAACCTTCCGAAATTACAACGCCTGGTTTTTCGTAAATTCTACCGAAACGGCTGTCACCTACCACCAACGTGTTGTCAGCTAAATTGTTGTCCTCAACAATAGTCAAACCTGCAATTGTGCCGCTGTCCATGTCAAACATATAATTGTTGTTTTGGTCTTTTTTCAAGATGTATCGGTCGATAACATCTGAATTAGCCGCAACAAAGTTTGGCTGATATTTTGAACCTCTTGTTTTAACAATTGCAGTTCTCATTTTTCTAACCAAGTCTTTTATGTTTGCGTCAACAATACCACTTGCAACTGGTGTATAAGCTGGTGAAGCTGTGTAAAGTCCTTCAACGTCTGCACCGTTACCATTACCTGCGCCTACTGCAATTTTAGTATCGATTACTGCGTTAACATTTACATTCAAAAAGTTTTCAAGTTCCGAAGCCGCTAAAACTTCATCTTCTAAAAATTCCTCAGTAACTGGCAAAGTATCACCAATTTTTACAAGTTTAGTAGTGTATTCTCTAAATGTCGCTGTACTTTCGTCAAACGCTACGCCCTCAGCTTTTACCGAAGCGGCTCTAACGGTTGTGCTTTCATCCCAGTCAACATATGAAATAGTGCCATTGTGGTTACCATCACCAACAGGGAATTTAGTAAAAAAGTCATACAAAGCACGAGCTTTTACGCCAAGTTGTCCGATAGTGTTTAAACGTACCGAAGCGGTGTTATTTGTTATCGAGGCTCTTGTTACGTTTGCTTTTAAAACGATTTCTTTTTTCTCACCTTTGGCAATTTTAGCAATCACCTCTTTGTTTGATTTTAGCTCCTCAGATAGTTTAACTTCTGTACCGCCTTTGTTTTCCATGCTGTCTTTGATTTCATTAATCAAATCTCCCAATGCCTTAACTTGGTCATCGGTTGCCATTCCTTTAAGTTTCGCTTCTAAGGCTTCATTTGTAATAAATGATTTTTGAGCCTCTTCAATCGTGCCTAAATAATCCCTTTGGATTTCTACTTGCTTTTCAGCTTCTAATTCGTTAAACGAGGCTTCTGTATAGCCTTTTGATGTAACGAACTTTAAAAAATTTTTGTTCATTTTGTTGTTAAATTAAAAAATTAATACTCGTTTTGCTTTTTGAGTAGCTTCCGCTGGCTCTATTTTATTTGAAGTGTCATCATTAACGGCTTCGTTTTTTTCTTCTACTAATAAAGTTGGTGTTACTTGGTTTGAACCAACAACAACCGCCGACCCCTCTATTGCTTTTGCTTCTGTAACTGCAAAGAAATAGCCTTGTTCTTCTGCTTTTTCTTTATTCGCTATTTGGTCAATATATTTATCCCATACTGCTTTTTCTTCTGCATAGTAATTTTCATTGCTATTTATAGCCATTTCAAGTTTTACATATCTCATGCCAACTGAATGATTTTTTACAAACCCCTTTTGATATTGTTCAAACATAAAAGGGTTTCGTTCTTTTGTTATTTCAGTTTCAAAAATCAATGCTTCAAGTTCTTTGCCGTTATAATCATAAGGCTCGGTATAGGCTGTGATTTTATCAGAAATAATTTTATCAAACTTCATTTGATGTTCTTGCAATAAGAAAAGGTTTTTGTTTTCTTTTATGGTTTTTTTCCACAAACCTTTTATATGAACATCGTTATGACTATCTAAAATATTTGTTGTATTAATAACAACTTTTAATTTTAACTTTGTTGGATCTGCTTTTGCTTCTCCAGTTTCTTTGTTAACAACATCAATTTGTTGTGTGGTGGCTTCTAAAACAACCGCATCAGCATATTTTAAAGTAGCTTTTTTTTCAGCTATTAAAATATGTTTGTTGTCTTTAAGTTTTTTAAAATCAATCATTTTTCTACTATTTTATTATTCAACAATATTGACTTTTTGCGCTCCAAATCTTGACGCATTTTTATTGGTAAATCTGACTTTAACATCAAATCTATTTTTTTAATTTCCGCTTCCATTTAAAACCTCATTTAATTTTTGGTTAATATCAACTCCCAACTCTTGCGCTATTTTTAAACTTTCAAGGTTTAATTTTAATTGCTCAGCATTTTCTTTTCTTAACACACCCATAAATGGTAAATGGTTGAAGTCCGCTCTTACTTCCTCATTTTTACCCAAATCAAACTCCAATACGTCTGTTAATTTTTGAAGCTTTGGTTGAATAGCCATTGTGATTAATTGTACAAATGCTTTTTGTTTAGCCTCGCCTTGACTTGACAATCCTTGTCCTCTATCTGCAACCAACTCAATTGGCACGTTAAAATAAACTGCTAATAATACTAAATCATTACTTATTGCTTCGTCAATACCCAATGACTTGAAATTATCAACCATTCGTTTTAATTCAAGGTCTGATTTTCCTGAGACGTGCAAACTTCTAGTTGACAATAATTTCTTTTCAATATCCTCTCGCTCCGTTGGTGAAAGTCCATTAACTTGCAACTGCATATCGTCTTTTCCCGCCTTTTGAAATAATAAGAACTTTTGTAAAAAGTGTAAATTTATATTTTTGCTGTCAAGTCCGCTTTCGCTATTGCCAACAATTTTACGAATAGCCTCGAGTGATTTCTCATTCTTATACCAATATTCAGTCGGTGGCTCGTTATGTATGATAATTACATCTTTTAACTTAATCTCTTGCTTTTTATCACCATAATAAATAATATGATTTTCTTTTGGCAAATTTTCGCTAAATATTAATTTCTTTTCAAAGTCATCAAAATACTTTTTTGTTTTTTGGTCGAACTCTTTATAATCTAAAAAGTAATGAGCGTTAAAACTTCCTAATGGGTTTTTATATAAATAAACCGTACCTAAACTAATACGATAAAGGTAATCCTCAATAAAATCAGTCCAGCTTTGAAAAGCATTCGGCTTGCTTTGATAAGTATAAAGATAATTTTTTTCTTTTAACTTATTATTTTCGTATAGATTAATATTGGCTAATTTACCAGTATCTGCTATAATTTTAATAACAGTTTTTAAAGCATATTGATTAATGCTATAATCAACATACTCCGCCTTACTGCTTTTCATTTCATAATGCCAATTACCATTTCTGTCACGAGTGACTGATAAAGGTTTATTGAAATTGCGAACCCATGAGAGTAAACCCATTTAATGTATAAATTTAGGCAAATATACAAATTTTTTTAATATGCAAACAATTTAACATAAAATTATTAAATAAAAAAACCCACCTATAAAAAGTGGGTTTAGTGTTTAACTCAAAAAAAATTATTTTTAACTATACTTAATCAATCCTGCTTTGTATAAATAAAGTGCTATATTTCTGCTACAATCAATTGAATGATTATTCTTATCAATATACTTGCCATCAATAAACCCCTCTCGGTCGCTGTCGTTTGTGTAATTGTTAACCTCAAAGTCTATATTTTCACCAATATAAAAAACGTTTATTGACTTTAAAATTTCAATGCCTAAATGTATGCTATTTGGTGCTTTTAATGCTGGCACGACATTATAACCATTGTCTAATAATTTTGCAATCTTAAAATTATTTGATGAGTAGTTGTTTTTAGCCCCTCCATTGTCGCAAATTGTAAACATATTTTTACGGTGGTTAATTAAATTTGCTATGTATAACAATATTGATCCATCGTCTTTTTTATAATTCACGTTGTTGTCAAGTTCTGCTAAAACATCATTTTCAGATTTGTACAAAATTTCTCTTAAATATAAATTTTGCGTGCCATCATCTAAAACTTCATACTTCCAATTTATAACCGCCATTGGGTCTGAAGTTCCGAAGTCAATTGATGAGTTTTCTTTGCTTTGAACTTGTAAGTAAGTTGATAGGTCAATTTCTTTCCAGTCTTTAAATACTTGACCCTCGACTTCTTTAACCCATTCGCCCAATACTACATGATTATATTTCTTTTTATTTTTTTCTTTAAGTTTGCTGTAATAAGCTAAAATATTTGTAGGCACTAAACTTGTAGGCAAATCTAAATAAGACGTGTGTATAAACATCACGTTGTCAACTATTGTGTTTTCTCCACCTCTTAAGCCTTTTTCTTTATAGAACTGCTTAAAAATCCAATGCTGAACGCTTGATGGATTTAACGATAAAATAGTTATATTTCTTTTATTTAAACTTCTTATTGATAAAAATACCTTTTCAAAAGTTTCATAATCTGGCATTTCGTCTGCTTCATCAACCACAAAAGCATTAAACTGCTCCAAAGATTTAAGGTTTGCTGTTTGTTGATAAGAGCCTGTTTTTATACCTTTAAAAGCTATGCGTTCCTTTCCTCGTTCAATGTGTGTAATGGTGTTGTTAACATACCTTTCAAAACCTAATAACTTAATTTTATCATCAACATTTGGCTTAATACTATCTACAATTGAAACGTTTGTGTATCTTGTGAATAGTACAGAATAATCATAGTTAACGAGTGCTATTGTTGACCACAAACCAATATTATAAGACTTTGCAGAGTAACGCCCACCTGTAATAATAACCGTATCAACCTCTGGATGTTTCCCCTCTAATAGCTGAAATAATGGTAAATACTTAGGGTGTATAACAACATCACTCATTTTTTGGTGCTTCAAATATGATTTTTGGCGGTTGGTTTATTGTTTGTCCATCTGTGGTGTGGTCTATTTGTTGTTTGTCTCCAAACATTTTAGGATAAAATTTAGCCATTTTCCATTTAATTGTTTGGGCTAAAGTGTTATATGTAGATGGGTCTATTTCTTTACTTAAAAGCATTTCTTTTAATTCGTCAAGTTCATTATCTAAACTTTCCGCCTTGTCTTGTATGCTGTTTATATACAGGTTGTATAATTCTTTGTGTTCACGCTTCCAACGACACCATGTAGAAAAATCAGGATATGAGTTCTTTTGTTTTAAAACTGCTTTGATATTTAAACCATCAGCAACTTGTAAACATATTTCTTCACACATTAAAAAATCATACTCACTTAGTCGTGCCATTATTAAAAATCTTATCTAAAAATATTAAATCATCTTTTGAAACGTCATTAATAGTTGCGTCAATTTTTACCTCTTGGTTTACAAAAAATCCTGTTTCCGTTACCCAAGTTGTTTTGACAAATATTTTACCCTTTTGCCATTGTTGGCTAATAAAATCACCATGATAATGCTTTTTAAACTCCTCGAAGCCTAAAGATACTAATTCCGACATTGTGAGGTGTGTGGTCATGGTTTCTGTTTTTTATTAAATAAACGTCTTATAACATATCCTCGAATAAACGATACAATAAAAAAAACAAAAGTAATAAATATATTTTGATTAATACTAACTTTTATATTCAAAAGTGGATAAATCCACAATTGAATTAAAAAAGACGTTAACAAACCAACTACGACATTGGTAACGCTTTCAAGTGCTGAGTGTTTTTTACTTTGCATTATTTCAATATTTTGTTAACTATTCCGTTTAAACTTTGCGGGTCTTTTTTATACGCTTGGTAAATATACACAATTGCTGGCATATCTTGAACCTCAACCTTTGATATCTCAT